TAAAAGGCGGTGGGGTAAATGAAGATAAAAAGCATAACCTACGCAGGCAAGGCTGACGTGTACAACATGGAAGTGGAGGACACGCATAGCTTTGTGATACAAGGAGGCGTGATTTCCCATAACTGCGCAGACGAGGTGCGCTATATGTGCATGTCGCGTCCCGTAAGCCCGATCATACCGCAGAAGCGTGACGCGATCATCTCCGACCCATTGAACCAATACTCGCAGGCACAGCTGCGCAGAGGATATAAATAACGATACGTAACGGAGGATATTCCATGGATGAAAAGAATGAATTGAATACTATGAAGCCCACGGACGAGATGCTGGTGCGTCCCATCGGCAAGGAGCAGATACTGGAGCTGAACCGAGTGCTTCAGAAATACGCATCGGGGCTTAAGAAGACGCACAACCGCATCATTGCCTCGGAAAACTGGTGGCAGCTGCGCAACGCGCGCGAGGAGGGAAAGGAAGACGAGCCGTTCCGCAGCGTTTCTGGTTGGCTGCACAACGTACTGACAAGCAAGCATGCAGACGCAATTGAAGCGTACCCCGAGCCAAACATTCTGCCTCGCGAGGTGGCGGACGCAGGGGAGGCGCAGATGCTTTCCTCGATCATCCCTTGCATACTGGAACAGAACCAGTTTGAGGAGACATACAACGAGGCGATGTGGCAGAAGGTAAAGTACGGAACCGGCATTTACAAGATCGTTTGGGATGCAAGCAAGCTGGGCGGTCTTGGTGACATTACCATTGAGGCTGTCAATCCGCTTAATCTCTATTGGGAGCCTGCGATCAAGGACATTCAGAAGTCGCGTTATATCTTCCACACCGAGCTTGTGGACAAGGACGTGCTGACCGCGCTTTATCCTGAGCTTGAGGGAAAGCTGAAGGATGCTGCTTTTGTGTCCGGCAAATTCGTTCAGGACGAGCAGCAGGACGCTGACAAGGCAACCGTGATCGATTGCTATTACCATAAGACGGTCAACGGTGTCAACACGCTGCAATACGTAAAATACGTGGGTGACGTAGTGCTGTTTGCTACCGAGAACGATCCCGAAATGAGTGTGCGCGGTCTTTACGATCACGGCAGATACCCCTACGAGTTTGACGCGCTGTTCCCCGTGGAGGGATCACCCTGCGGGTACGGATACGTGGACGTTTGCCGCTCTCCTCAGATGGAGATCGACAACATGAAGACGGCGTTCAACGCAAACGTCATGGTAACGAGCAAGCCGAGGTACTTTGCAATGGCAAACGACGCGATCAATGAAGACGAGTTCCTCAACACTAACAAGCCAATCGTTCACGTAGCAGGACGGCTTGACGAGAGTGCGCTGCGTCCCATTGAAACAAAGCCCCTTGACGGTGCCGCAATTTCGATGTATGACCGCACGATCGACGAGCTGCGCGAGACCTCGGGCAACACCGAAACGTCCACGGGAAACGCATCCTCGGGCGTGACAGCGGCATCCGCGATTGCAGCCTTGCAGGAGGCAAGCGGAAAGGGATCGAGAGACGCGACAAAGGGCTCATACAGATCGTTTGGCAGGATCGTGGAAATCGTGATCGAGCTGATGCGCCAATTTTACACAGCCCCGCGTAAATTCCGCATTCTCGGGGAATACGGCACGCAGAAGTACGTGGAGTACACCAATCAGGGAATCAAGCCCGTGGAATACGGTCAAGCCTTTGGAGAGGATGGCGGCATTCGCAAGCCGCTGTTTGACGTCAAGATCTCGGCACAGAAGAAAAACACATACACAAAGATCGCGCAGAACGAGATGGCAATTCAGTTCTATCAGATGGGCTTCTTTGATCCCATGAGAGCAGATCAGGCAATCGCTTGTCTTGGTATTATGGAGTTCGACGGCAAGGATGCTCTGATGCAAAAGATCGCTCAGAACGGCATGATGATGCAAAAGCTGACACAGTACATGCAGATGGCGTTTTCGCTGACGGGAGATCCTCGAATTGCTGCGGACATGCAGCAGACGCTTGGCATTCAGGCTGCAATTCCCGGTGGTGCAGGCGCAAGGATGCCAGACCCTGAGAACAAAGAACCTGCCAACGTTGAGAACGCAAGAGAAAGATCGGCTGCTGCTTCGCAGCCTGCATAAGGAGGATTTATGATCGAGGTAACCTACAGCAAGAAAAGACACAAAGTAACCGTCACAGGACACGCGAGAAGCGGGCAGGAAGGGCACGACCTCGTCTGCGCGGCTGTATCTGCACTTACCTACACGCTTGCCGCAAATGCGGAAAATTTGCGCTCTTGTGGGCAGGTAAGCAAGGCAGTCATTCGTCTTGATCCGGGAGACGCTGTGATCAAGTGCCGCACGACAGACAAATTCAAGAGCGTGGTATCGGTGATCTTTGATTCGATCTGTGTTGGCTTTGAGCTGCTTGCAGCAAACTACCCTGAAAATATTTCGTACAAAATCGAAAAGTAGGGGTGTAGAGAAACAAAAGGGGGAAGTGTTATGCTATGAGTAGCACTTCCTCCTTCATCCTTTTACCGCCTTCCGTGGGGCGGAAAATACCACGGCTTGTGCTGTGCTGGCTCAACGGTAGAGCAGCCGATTTGTAATCGGCAGGTTGATGGTTCGATTCCATTGCGCAGCTCCAAGGGACTCGCCGCCCCGAAAGCGGCAGATTATATCGGAGGATTTACTCATGAACAAAACCAAATGGCTCAATCTCCAGCTGTTTGCCGAAGGTGGCGAGGGTGGTGATGGAGCATCGGGCGGTGGCAATGCCACTTCTCCTGCTGACGCCGGGCAGGCAAAGCTCAGGGAATTGGGTGTTCCCGAGGGCAAGATCAGTAAAAGGGCGAGTGCCAAGGTAGGGCAGATGATCGCAGCGCAGAGCGAAGCGAAGCCGAGCGAAAGCCAACCTGCCGAAGCGCAAGAAGAGCAGGACGCCAATGCTCAGAAACCCACAGAGGCTAAACGTATGACATGGGATGAGATTATGGCAGATCCCGAGTACAACAAGCACATGCAGGATACGGTCAAGGCGCGCAACAAAAAGGCGCGTGAGGAGATCGAGGCAGAGAGGGCACAGATCAAAGCAGAAAGAGAAAAATATGCCCCGATGCTTGAGGTACTGGCAAGCCGCTACAAGCTCGATCCGCAGAACCCTGACGTGGACGCTCTTATTCAGGCTGTCAATAACGACAAGGAGTTTTACGAGCAGAAAGCCCTTGAGATGGGCGTGCCGGTGGAAACTGCCATGCAGATTGACCAGCAGAAGAGAGAGCAGGAGCGATCAAGGGCGGCTGCACAGAGAGAAGCCGAGCAGAAGGCGATTGACGAGCATATTGCCAAGCTGGAAGAGCAGGGCAATGCTCTGAAAGAGATCTTTCCTGACTTTGATCTGCGCACCGAGCTGCAGAGTCCCACGTTCAAGCGATTGACATCCCCCGGTGTTGGACTTTCCGTTGAGGACGCCTATTACGCGGTACACCGCAAAGAGATCCAAGCCGCAGCTTCCAAGGCGGTTGCACAAAGAACGGCACAGCAGATCTCGGATTCTATTATTGCGGGTCGCGCAAGACCGACAGAAAACGGAACGGCATCGAGAGCAGCCTCTACAAGCGTATTCGACATCAATAAGGCAAGCCGCGCGCAGAGAGCCGAAATCAACCGACAGATCCGCGCAGCCGCTGCAAATGGGAAGCCGTTGCGCCCGGAGGACATTGTTATTTAAGTCCCAAGGGGCATCTCCTTCCCCAAAATTCATTACAAAAAGGAGAATAAACCATGAAGAGAATCATTTTTATGATCATGAACCTGCAGCTGTTTGCTGAAGCAGGTACAGTTGTCAACACCACAACCGGTTTCGTAAATGCATACGACGGCACCAAAACCACAACGACAGATCTGGACCCCACCATCAAGACCTACTATGACACAGAGCTGCTGGAAAACGCGCGTATTGAGATGTTCTATGCGCAGTTTGCAAAGAAGCAGCCCCTGCCTGCAGGTCGCGGTAAGACCGTAGAGTGGAGAAAATGGAACACCTTCGAGAAGGCTACAGAGCTTCAGGAAGGTGTGATCCCCTCTGGTCAGACGCTTGGCATGAGCGTCAAGAACGGTGCGATCAAGCAGTACGGTACTTACGCTACCGTATCCGACGTGCTGGAGCTGCACGCATTTGACGACGTGATCCTTGGCGCAACCGAGGAGATGGGCGCGTCCGCTGCCGAAACTCAGGAAACCCTGATCCGTGACGGTCTGCTTGCAAACACCAACGTGTTCTACTGTGACAACATCACGCTGGAAACCGGTGAGTCTGCAAGCACTCCCACCTCTCCCGCTCTGATGGAAGCATCCACTACTGTGATGAGCCTGCTGACTCCTCTGATGGTCAACAAGGTGGTCACTCTGCTCAAGAAGAACCGTGTTCCGAGAATTGACGGCAAGTACGTAGCCGTGATCCATCCTTCCGTGGCAGAGGATCTGCGCAACAGCGACGAGTGGATCGAAGCGCACCAGTATGCATCTCCCGAGCAGATTTTCAACGGTGAGATCGGTGAGCTGCACGGTGTCAGATTTATCGAAAACGCTTTTGCACCCGTTCTTGGCGGCACGCTTTATCAGAACAAGGCTGGAACATCGACATACGCGACCTACTTCTTCGGTAAGGATTCTTTCGGCATTATCGACCCCGAGGGCGGTGCGCTTGAGATGATCGTAAAGACAGCCGAGCAGGTCGGAGGTCCTCTGAATCAGTTCAGCACCATTGGCTATAAGTTTGAAACCGGCATGGCTGTGCTTTACCCCGAGCGCATGGTAAGAGTGATGTCTTGCTCTTCCTACAGCGCACTGGATGACGCAACCTACGTTGAAGACGCCGCAACCGGCGGTGATGACACAACCGGCGGTGATGACACAACCGGCGGTGATGACGATGTAACCGGCGGTGAGAACGACGAGTAATAAACCGTAACGTGGGCAGGGCAATGCCCTGCCCACTACAAAATTTTATGGAGGAATTATGGCTACTACCAAAACCAAAAAGAACGTAATCAAGGAAAAAAAGAGACGCATCTATGTTGACAGAGACTCTTCCGACACCGATCCCAATCTTTACGTTTGCATCAACGGCAGGTCCTTTCTCTTGCCTCGTGGCAAGTACGTAGAAGTTCCTGCATACGTTGCAGACGAGATTGAAAGAAGTAAGAGAGCGCAGCATCGCTACGACGATACAATCGACAGACTCAGCCAGATGGCAAAGTAAAAAAAGCAGGGCTCGACCCTGCTTTTTTGGAAAGGCGGTAACATGAAAATTATTGAGGCAATTGGTATTGTCAACGAATTGAAGCCAAACGCATATTCCCAAGACCGCAAGGTGGAATGGCTTTCCGCGCTTGACTCTATGGTGCAGCGTTTGGTTTACGACAAGCACGAAAACTCTCCCTCGTGCGGATTTGAGGGATACCAGAACGACGTTGACCCGGATACGGATCTGCTGGTAAAGGGGTATGATCAGATGTATGTGCGCTGGCTTGCGGCACAGATCGATCTGAATCAGGGAGAATTTGCAAAATACAACAACTCCATTGAAATGTTCAATGCCGAGTGGGATAAATTTACGGGAGAATACAACCGGACGCATATGCCGATTACGGGCGGTCATGGTCGCTTTCTGTATTGAGAGGTGGCGTGATGAGATACCCGAAATTAAACGTCATTGCGCACGATAAGCAATATATCGATATCTTTGGCGGCTACAATCACAACACAAGGATCAGAGAAAATGAATTCTATGACGTGGTAAACATGACAGCTGACGCATACCCTCTG